TGTATGATGGGCTCAACTTCAAACGCATTAGACAAAGGTGGAGACAATTTTAAAAAATTATACAACGCGTCAGATGTCACGTCACGAAATAGAAACGGCCAAACAAAGTCTGGTTTATATTCTTTGTTTATCCCAATGGAATGGAACTACGAAGGATTTATTGACGAATACGGATATCCAGTCTTCGATAACCCAGATAATGATGTCATCGGGCCAGATGGCGAATTAATAGATGTAGGCATAATAGAACATTGGGATAACGAGGTAGAAGGATTGAAATCTGATCAAGACGGATTAAACGAATTCTATAGACAATTCCCAAGAACTACAGAACACGCCTTTAGAGATGAATCTAAAAACTCTATCTTTAACCTTGTTAAAATATACGAGCAAATAGATTATAACGAAGAAGTAGGTGGATTAGCAAACGTTAGTACTGGGAATTTCCAATGGGTAAACGGTATTAAAGACACGCAGGTTATGTTTTATCCAGACAACAAAGGAAGATTTAAAGTAAGTTGGACACCTCCATCGCATATGCAAAATAAGATTGTGATGAAAAACGGTATTAAATATCCAGCAAACGAACACATGGGGGCTTTTGGTTGTGATAGTTACGATATATCAGGAACGGTAGACGGAAGAGGATCAAACGGAGCGTTACACGGGTTGACTAAATTTAGCATGGAGGACGCGCCGCCAAACCACATGTTTCTAGAGTATGTAGCAAGACCCCAAACAGCTGAGATGTTTTTTGAAGACGTGTTGATGGCCTTAGTGTTTTATGGAATGCCACTTCTATGTGAAAATAACAAACCTAGATTGTTGTACCATTTAAGAAGAAGAGGTTATAGAGGTTATTCTATGAATAGACCAGATAAGTTATGGAACAAATTATCTGTAACAGAAAAAGAAATAGGAGGGATACCTAATTCAAGTGAAGATATAAAACAAGCGCACGCAGCGGCTATTGAAATGTATATACAAAAACATGTCGGTCACTTAGGAGATGGAAATTACGGGAATATATATTTTAATAAAACTTTAAACGATTGGAGTAGATTTGATATAACAAAAAGAACTAAGTTTGACGCAACTATTAGTTCTGGATTAGCGATCATGGCTTGTAATAGACACTTGTACAGACCTAACGCGAAAGTTGAAAAACCTCAATTAAACATAAATATCGCTAAATATTCAAATAAAGGTAGCGCTTCCAAAATAATTAAAAAATAATATGCATAAATCAGTTAGAAATACAGGGTTTCCAAGTCAAGTAGTTAGTGATCTAGAAAAGATGACTGGAGAGTATGGTTTAGAAGTTGGCCGAGCTATAGCTAGCGAATGGATGAACGACACTAGAAATGGTAATAGATTTAACAGTAGCCATAATAACTACCACAATTTAAGATTATACGCTAGAGGCGAGCAGTCAATACAAAAGTACAAGGATGAGTTATCTATAAACGGTGATTTGTCCTATCTTAATTTAGATTGGAAACCAGTGCCTATCATTCCAAAATTTGTAGATATTATAGTTAATGGAATAGCAGAAAGAATGTATGACGTAAGAGCTTTTTCTCAAGATCCATTTGGAATAAGCAGGCGTACTGAATATATGGAATCTATGATAGGAGACATGCAAAGTAAAAATCTTAACGATTTTGTAAAAACATCACTAGGAATAGATCTTGATGAAAACGACAAAGACGATATACCTGGCTCTGAAGAAGAACTAGAGTTACACATGCAGTTAACTTATAAGCAAGCTGCCGAAATAGCAGAAGAACAAGCTATAAATGTTTTATTAGAAGGTAGTGATTATGAACTTATAAGAAAAAGGTTTTATTATGATTTAGCAGTACTGGGAATAGGGGCTGTTAAAACTTCGTTCGATTGGAGCGATGGAGCCAAAGTGCAATATGTCGATCCAGCTAATTTGATTTACTCTTATACGGAATCACCTTATTTTGATGACTTATACTATGTTGGTGAAGTAAAAGAAATACCTATAAACGAATTAGTAAAACAATTTCCAGAGTTGACACAAGAGAATATTGAAGAATTATCTCAAAATAATGGGTCCGCGTACTACAGAGGAGGTGGTAACGACGATAATAAGATTCAAGTGTTATATTTCAATTATAAAACTTATATGAACGAAGTTTATAAAATGAAAGAAACTAAATCTGGAGGAGATAAAGCTATAGAGAAAGATGACTCTTTTAATCCACCTGAAAATAAAGAGGGTGGTTACGGTAAAATGGAAAGATGCGTTGAAGTTCTTTTTGAAGGGGCTATGATATTAGGTAGCGATAAACTACTTAAATGGGAGATGGCTAAAAATATGATGCGTCCTAAGAGTGACTTCACTAAAGTTAAAATGAACTATAGTATTGTTGCACCTAGAATGTACAACGGTAAAATAGAATCTTTAGTTGGTAGAATAACAGGGTTTGCTGATATGATTCAGCTTACACATTTAAAATTACAGCAAGTGATGTCGCGTATGGTTCCTGACGGAGTCTATTTAGACGCTGATGGACTTGCTGAAGTTGATTTAGGTAACGGAACTAATTACAATCCACAAGAAGCGTTAAATATGTTTTTCCAAACTGGATCTGTGATTGGAAGAAGCTTTACTTCTGAGGGCGATCAAAACCCAGGTAAAATACCTATTCAAGAAATACAAAGTGGAGGCGGTGGAAACAAAATACAAAGTTTAATTAGTACTTATAATTACTACTTACAAATGGTAAGAGATGTTACTGGATTAAACGAAGCTAGCGATGGTAGTTTACCTGAGAAATATTCTTTAGTAGGAGTGCAGAAATTAGCAGCAGCCAATTCTAACACAGCAACAAGACATATATTGCAAGCTGGATTAAATTTAACGAAAGATGTCTGTGAAGCTTTATCACTAAGAATATCTGATATTATAGAGTATTCTCCAACTAAAAATGCTTTTATCCAAGCTATAGGATCACAAAACGTAGCGGTACTAGAAGAAATGTCCGAACTACACTTATATGATTTTGGTATATTTATAGAACTAACACCAGACGAAGAGCAAAAGCAATTGTTAGAAAACAACATACAAGCGGCGTTAGCGCAACAAGGTATAGATCTAGAAGACGCTATTGATCTTAGAGATATTAGAAACGTAAAATTAGCTAATCAACTATTAAAGATACGAAGAAAGAAAAAGCTTGAAAGAGATCAAAAAATGCAACAAGAAAATATGGAAGCACAAGCTCAAGCTAATATACAACAACAAGAATCTTCCGCTCAGTTAGAAATGCAGAAAAAAGCATCCGAAGCACAAACAGAACTTACTTTAGAAAAAACTAAATCTAAATTACAGTCTGATAGAATGCAGATGGAAGCTGCTCTTAAAAAAGAGTTGATGGATCATGAGTTTGAAATAGCCCTTAGACTTAAAAAGATGGAGTTAGACAACATTAAAGACAAGGAAATTGAAAAAGAAGATCGTAAGGATAAAAGAACAAAAATAGAAGCAACACAAGAAAGTGAACTTATAGACCAAAAAGAAAATCAAAAACCACCTAAAAACTTTGAATCATCAGGTAATGATATAATGGGTGGTTTAGATTTATCTAGCTTTGGAATGAACATTTAGAACAAATTATTAACTATTATTATATTATATTATGGCAAAAAAGAAAAAAGAAAACGTAGCGGAGGTAGCTACCGAAGAACCGAAAGTAGATAATACGGTTGAAAAAATTAAAATCAAAAAACCTAAGAAAAAGAAATTCGAAGATACTAACGAAACGATAAAGGTTGATCTTAGTAAACCTTCAGAAAACGTAACTAAAGTTGACGTTTCTGAACCTGTAGTTGAAGAACAACCTATAGTTGAGATTACAGAAGAAGTGAAATTACCTAAACCAACACCTGAACCAGATCTACCAGAAAGCGTACGTAAGGTAGTTGAGTTTATGAAAGACACGGGAGGAGATTTAAATGACTACATAAATCTAAATAAGGATTTTGATTCTTATGGAGATGATGATTTACTTAGATCCTACTATAAAGAAACAAAACCACATCTAGATAATGACGAAATAGACTTTTTAGTTCAAGATAATTTCGATTGGGATGAAAATATAGATGATGAAAAAGATATTAAAAGAAAAAAATTAGCGCTTAAAGAGCAAGTTGCCAGTGCTAAAAGCCACTTGGACGGGCTAAAGTCCAGATATTATGAAGATATTAAAATGGGGTCTAAGCTCACAGAAGAGCAACAAGACGCTATGAAATTCTTCAGCGAGTCACAGGAAATGCGTAAGTTACAAGAGCAGGCACAATCAGCGTTTTTAAATAAAACCGAAGAGGTTTTTAACGATGAATTCAAAGGTTTTGAATATCAAGTTGGGGACAAGAGGTTTAGATATAACGTTGGTGACGCTGAGAAAGTAAAAACCACACAGAGCGACATTAACAACTTTGTAGGAAAGTTTCTTGACAAAGATAATCAAATGGAAAACGCGAGTGGTTACCACAAAGGTTTATTTACAGCTATGAATTCTGACGCAATCGCAAACCACTTTTACGAACAAGGCAAGGCTGATGCTTTAAAAGATAGTATAGCTAAGTCTAAAAATATTAACATGGATCCAAGGCAAGTTCATAACGCGCCTACGCAATCCGGTGTTAAAGTAAGAGTACTAGGTGAGGATAGTTCCCAAAGAGCTCAATTTAAAATTAAAAAACGAAAATAATTAAAAATTAAAATTACAAAATTATGGCAATTACTGCAGGAGGTAGTTTGAATAGTGTGCCAGCTCCAATACAGCAAGCACTATCTTCAAATTATCTAGATTTTACGGGTACTACAGACAACACGTGGGCCCAACAATATTTACCAGATCTTATGGAAAAAGAAGCTGAAGTTTTCGGACCGAGAACTATCTCAGGATTTCTTTCGCAAGTAGGAGCTGAAGAATCTATGACTTCAGACCAAGTTGTTTGGTCAGAACAAGGTAGATTACACTTATCATATACAGGTAATGTTAGTTCAGCATCAGGTGGTGCTGCGTTATACACAGGTGGTTCTGCAACTGTAGCACAATTTACGGTTACAGGTAACATTGATGCAAATGCTACTTATACAGCAGGATCCCACGGTATTAGAGTGAATGATACTATTATACTGTCTAACGTTAACGGTGTTTACAAATGTATCGTATCAGTTGTGGCTACTGACGTTATTGACGTTGAACCTTACGATGGTTCTGTTATAGCACAACTTACTACTGCTGATGCAACTACCGTGCTAGTTTATGGTTCTGAATACGGTAAAGGTATGAGCTACGTAACAGCTGCTGGTACTACAAATAGTACAGACCAAAGAGGTGCTAACGAACCTTCATTCCAAACTTTCACTAACAAACCAATTATCTTAAAAGATTACTACGAAGTATCAGGTTCTGATGTTTCTAGAATTGGTTGGGTTGAAGTTGCTTCTGAAGAAGGTGGTTCTGGTTACTTATGGTACTTGAAGGCTGAGTCTGATACAAGAGCTCGTTTTAACGATTATTTAGAAATGGCTATGTTAGAAGGTGAATTAAACGCCGCGGCTTCTGAAATTGATGGAGCTGATATTATATCTGGTTCAGCTGCTGGTGGTGCTAATAGAGTTGGTACTCAAGGTTTATTTTCCGCTATTGAAACAAGAGGAAATATGACTTCTGGTGTCACTGGTATTAACGCTGCTACTGATTTAGCTGAATTCGACGCTATCTTAGCTGAATTTGATTCTCAAGGTGCTATTGAAGAAAACATGATGTTTGTAAATAGA